CTACTCCAAGACTTCATCGAAGAGTTCTCGGCAGTCAACCAGTGGGGGTTGATGCAGCGTGAAGCCGTCTTGCGTGGCGACCGTGATGGCGATGGAGCTATTCGGCTGTTTCCACAGTCTGATGGCATGACACGCTTACGGTTCGTCGAAAGCGATTTCATCAAGGATGCAACGGGCCAGTATTCCTATGGCATCGAAACGGCTCCTGATGACGTAGCCGATCCGTTGGCGTATTGGGTGACGTATCCAGGCCAAGAGCCAGTGCGAATCTCAGCAGACGAGGTAGTGTTCTTCAAATTGAACACGGATAGCGGCGTGAAGCGAGGGCTTCCGTTCCTGTATCCGATCTTTGAGCTGCTGAACCAGATCGAGAAGATCAATCTCAACACTGGCCTTTTGATTGCGATTCAATCGAGTTATGCAGTTATCAAGAAAACGCCAGGTGCGTCCCAATCTTCACTGAACACAGCAAGATCAGCAAACGCTTCGTTCACTGGCTCGAATCCGCTCACGGGGCAAACGGATTACTACAGTCAGGTGCGTGGCGGCAAGATTATCGAAACGACCCCGGCGAACGAATACGAGTTCCCCGCTGCTGGCGTGTCAGTGCCTGGGTTTGTGGCTGGTCGTCAAGCTCTCCTGCAGACTGCGGCGGCTGGCGTGGGCATGGCTGAATACATGCTCACCAGCGATGCAAGTAACGGCAACTTCAGCTCAACGATGGTCAGTGAAAGCCCCCCTCTCAAGGGCTTCGCTGCCATGCAATACTTCTGGCAGCACATCTTCGGAACAGGTGTCTACTATCCTGCTGCGAACAACGGTGTGCTGTGGCGTGCGATTGAGCATGCCGTGGAGTCTGGCCGGCTGCCTGAAGATGTGCTGACATCGGTTCGGCTGGAAGTCACTGGCGATAGCAACGAGGTGCGGGACAAGAACCAAGAAACCGACCGCATGTTGAAGCTCGAGGAGGCTGGCGTGATTGATAACGATCAGGTGGCCAAGGCTCATGGGTACAAAAAGGCTCGCGTTTCTTCAGAGGATAAGGAAGCCAAGAAGGCTGACGAGATGAAGCAGCAGTTGGCGGCAAAAACCAAGACATTGAAAGAGCAGTACAACCCAAACGAACCGCGAGATGAAATTGGAAGGTGGACTGATGGAGGCGCATCGGGTGGCGACGCTAAGAAAGAATCATTTTCAGAAATGATGGATCGCATTAAGCATGAGCGAGAGGCATCACAGAAAAAGTGGGAGGACGCCGGGTGGTCGCATACTGAAGAAGCTCGGCTAAAGGAGTTATCTGACTTAGATGCCAATGGCCACTTGCAAGGCGTTCGCAACGAGAAGGCGCAAAACGAACTCAGTGAACTTAGAGGAAAGAAGCAGCACCTGAAAAGTAAAAAGCTACTTGGTAGCAATACAGGTGTCATAAAAGGTAGCCTCAAGCAGATAAAGCTGGCGGACATAGACCTGATGGGGCAGCGGCTGGACGAGGTTGCCCCTCTGCACGATGGCAACAGTGGCATGCCAATTATCCTTGCAAAACATGGAGATAAGTTCAAATTGCTTGATGGCTACGGAAGGACAAACGGAATGCTCAACGCAGGGCATACCAAAATTCATGCGATTGTTGCCTCCGACGCAGATATTGACAAGTTTAGCGGTGCCACCTCAGACAATGATGAATTTGTGCAATACATGTACGACAAATACACAAAAGGCCTGACTGCTGGATCACAAGGCAGTTTGCTGAAAGCTGCTTAGTGTGTCCAAGATAACGTAAAGAAAGTGTCGAGAATCTGTCAAGAATGGGTGAGTTGAATTGCCTCAAGTAGTGTTGCTCTCCGAATCAGTCGGAGGGGTGAAGGTAAATCGAGAGACACGGAGAGTAGAGAACATCTGCGTCCTCGGCCCACGTTCCAAGAACGGCTGGGACTATTCAGAAGTGCTGGCTGACCCTGAAACGCCAGCGAAGTACGAGGGGCGTTGTAGTTACTTCAACCACTACAACCTTGATGACAAATCAAAGAAGCCCCGTCAGCGAAACGTCACCGACTACGGCGGAACGTTTCGGAATGTCCGAATTGTTGATGGCAAGATGAGGGCAGATGTTCATGTACGCAAAGGGCCGAAGGGCGATGAGTACATGGACATCGCCGAGTCAGAGTCGCCTGACATCGGGCTGTCGCATGTGGTTGATGCGATTACAGATGACCGAACGAAGCGAGTGAAAAAGATTTTGCTGGTGCATTCCGGCGATTTAGTGAGTTTTCCTGCCACTACAACTTTGCAGGAATCGGAGGATGGTGAGTTGGAATTAAGGGAGAAGCTGACCGGCATCCTCCTGGCAGGCGGAAAGCCTGTCGAGGTGCTGAAACTGTTGGCGGAAGCGTGTGAAGTGCAGTTCGACGAAAGCAAACTCGATCTGCCCAAAGTGTTGAGTGAATCAGAATTGACCGAGATCGAAAATGATCGCACTGAACTGGCGAAGTTCCGCAAGGAAAAGCTGGCTATCAAGGCGATTGCCGATCATGGCAAGAACAAAGTGAAGGCGACTCCTGAAGTCGTGGCCTTGCTGAGTGAGCAGGCTGATGAAGTGGCGATGCAAAAGTTTGTCAAGGTGCTGGCAGAGAATGCGGGAACGCCTGCGGCTGCTCCGAAGAGCGGCGAACGCGCTCCAGAAAAGATGACAACCAAAACATTTGCAGAAAATCTGAAGGGAAACTAAGTAGATGGCTTGTCAGTATTTGCGGGGCGAAAAGAACATTGCCCTGTTCCCAGTGAAGTCTGCCGTAGCGATTGCTAAGGGCGACTTTCTGTATGTAGATTCGGCTGACGGCTACACCGTCAAGCCCGCTGGTTCGATGACGTGGCAATCCGCCGTGTCTGCTGCCAGCACTCCGACGATTACCAACACCACAACCACTCTGGCTACTGGTCTGACTAACGCCGTTACAGGCTGCAAGGTGAGTTACCAGTTTCCGTGGGGTGAAGGCACGTTGTCCGCCGCTGGCACAGCAACGCCTACGGCTAACGCCGGGTTGATGCTGACGGGTGTGGCTCTGCCATCGCCTGCTATCGGCCTCAATGTCTATGTTGAGTCCGCTGCTGGCAGCGGTACTTACCTGCTCTATGGTCAGTACGCAGGCATCCAGGGTGCTGGCCCTGCTGCTCCGACTCAGTTGGGCATCGGTAATCAGCTCATTATGGGCTACGGTCGTGGCAATGCGCCTCCGACTGCTGCTGCTCAGGACGCAACGGCTATCAGTCAGTTCTACTTCCGCAACCGATTCGTCGGCGTGGCAGATCAGGACTTTGCTGGCGAAACCTTCTCAACGGTTCCGCTTCAGTACGGTCTGCAGGACGGCAAGATCAGCGTTTGCACCTCGGGTGTGTTTCTGGTGGATATGGCCTCGGCGACTCAGTACGCCTCGGATTTGATGGGCTTGGCGAAGCAGTCTGGCAATTTGCTGGAGCCTCAAAAAGTAGTTGCGGTCACTGGTGAAAATTTGGCGGTTGGTCGGTTGGTGAAGAGCTACGGGTCAAGCAAGACTCAGGCAGAAATCAACATCTTCCCACCTGTATCCCGCGTTAATTCGTAATTGAGTTTCAAGAAAGGTTAGTGCATTGATTAAGGGAACGTCCCTGAAGACCATCGTAGAGTCTCAGGGTTTGAACGAGACAGAGCGGCTGTTGAGCGAGTCTCTGAAGAGTGGCGAACTGAAGCCCAGTGATTTCAGTTGGGGTGAAATGGTTCGCTGCCTGGTGCATCAGGACGGTGAAATCGCCCTGAAGGCACTGAGTGGTTATCAAAAGACAGGTAATCCCGTTCAGCGGGTACTGTCGGAAACGATTGACGTGTCAGCGTTCAATACGCTGCAAGGTCAGATTCTCTTCGGTGAGATGCGGATAGGTTGGGATCGTGCGGAAAATCGAATCAGTTCGATGATTCCTACTCGCCAGACCAAGATCAGCGGCGAGAAGATTCCTGGCATTGGATTGATGAGCCGCTATGGCTACAAGATCCACGCTGGCGAGCCTATCCCGCAGGCTGATTTTGGTCAGTGGTATGTGCAGACGGCACCTATCGAAAAGTCGGCTCTGATTTGCGATGTGACTTGGGAAGCGGCTTATTACGACCGAACCGGCGATCTGCTGGAACGTGCTCGTGATGTGGGCAATCAGCTTGCCAAAAACAAGGAGTTGCGTTGTTGCTCCGTGGTGTCGGGCGCAACCCTGACGTTGGACAATCAAACCTTCTCCCCCAATAACTATGCCCTGTACAAGGGTGCATTGGGTGGCGCATTCAACACCTACTCTACCTCCACGCAGACCACGAGCAGCGTTTCGATCCAAGCTAACGCCTTGGCTTCGACACCGATTGTGGATGAAGTGGCTGTAGAAACGCTGGCCCAGCTTGCTACTGAACAGTTGCACCCTGACAACGGTCAGCGTCTGGCGATTCGCTCTCAGCTTAACACACTGATCGTGATGCCTGCCAAGCGTCAAACGGTTCGCCGGTTCATGGATGCTCGGGAAATCCGAAACACCACGAACACCACGGTGAACACCTACGGCCCACGCGATGTGCTGCCATACGAACTGGTCATCAGCGATACGTTGTATGGTCAGATCATTGACAGTGGCATTACTGCAGCCAACGCCAAGGATTGGTACTTCCTGTGCAATCCTTCCAAGGCTTGGGTGTACATGCAGGTGCGTCCGCTTGACATCGAACAGGCTCCAGCTCTTGGCGATCTGGCCTTCCAGAACGATCTAGTGCTGCGTGTCCGTGGTATCGAGATGGGTGTACCTCAGGTGCTTGACCCTCGATACACGTACAAGGGTTACAACAGCTAGTTGATTGACATTGACATCAGCCTGTCACAGTGGCGGGCTGATGTTTGTTTCTGTCTCGGAGATGCAATGAAGAAGAAGTTTGCAGTATCGTTCTGTGGCATGCCTCGTTTGGCGTTTGTGGGTGAAGGTGACAGCCAGGCGGAGACCATCCGTGATGCTGCTGACCAATACTTCAAGCATCATGGCATGTTTCTGACCTCAAAAGCCAAGAGCGAAGACAACCCTGGCGGTTGGGTCGCTGATGAAATCAAGTTGACGCAAGACGTTGACGAAGACGGCAATGTTTATGACATGCCAAGTGGCGAACCTGAGAAGCCTGCTGATCCAAAGGCGAAGTAGTGGCAACTGATCTTGAGAATCTACAGACGGCGAAGTCGTCGTTAATTTCCAAGCTTGCAACGTGGTCAGCAGCACTGGCATCAGCCGAGGACAATCAAAGTATCTCGGTTGATGGCATTTCTGTTACCAAGCAGCACCTGGAAGACAAGATACAAAAAGGGCTGGCAGCGTTGGAAAGAATTTACGCAATTAGCCAGCTCGAAGAGCAGCCGACTGAAATTGTTACGTATGGGGTAGTGTAGTGGCCAAGAATTTGCCAAGAGAAAATATTGCGAAGGTGATGGTGCTGCACCCTGACATTCGGGCTGCAGATTCTTCGCTGAGTGTCGCTGGTGCCAAGCAAGAAAATCTAACGCTTGGCACTACTGCTCAAGTGACATCGATTGCAATCCCTGACGATGCTGTGGGCTTTCGCCTGTCGAATGCTTCGGCGGCGGTTTACTTCAACGTGAATGCTGATCCCGTGGCACCTGCAGGTGTAGCGTACGCTGCTTCTGTAAGCGTTGCAACCGACTTCAAGGTTGGCAATACCGTCGCTGCCTCAACGACTGAAACGCGAGTGTTGGAGCCTGTCCAGGGGCCGTTTGGTGTTGGCACAGGGCGAACGCTTCGCTTGCTGCCTAGTTCAAACGATGCAACCATTCGCGTCGAGGTGTGGTAGTGCGAGGAGCAACGGCTTGGGGCATTGTTGGCGGGGCGGCAGGGCTGGGGGTTGAGCAAGCGAGCAGTGGGTTTGCCTACCCCGCCATCGCCAACTCGTACCTGCTGATTGACTTCGCAAATGGTTGCACTGACGCCAATGGGCTGACGCTTGCTACAGACGGGCAAGCAGTGCGAACTCTACGCTTACCAACAGGCTGGGGTGCAAGTCTTGGCGATGGTCTGGTACGACAGGAGACAGGGTCTTTACGCCCAACGTGGAGGACAGATGGGCTGCAATGCGATGGCTCTGATGATGTATTGGCATTGCCAGCGACCATATCGCTACCCGGGGCGTACACTGCTTGGGCTGTGGTGAAATGCACAGGCTCCGTCACCAGTGTTACTACGCTCGCTGGGAGCACGGCACCTTTCGACGGTGCCGTGTGCGGAATTAATGCATCGGGCATGCGAGCGTTCAACCCTGATGCAAGCTACAACCAGTCGCTGGCTATTACGACGACAGGCGTACGATTGCTGCGTATCAGACGTGACGCAAGTAACAACATGTGGTTTGCAGCCACTGGCACTGCTGAGGCAGCGAAGTCGAGCACCAGCCACAACTGGCAACTAGACAGGATACTGTATGCGACTGGGGCTGTTACAGAGGCAGCTCATCGCGTGCAAGGGATCATGGTTGTCAGTGCAGATGCTGTCACTGCTGGTACTTCATCTGCGGCGGAAGCGTGGCTCTCGGCAAGATTCGGCGTTACTCTCTAATTTCAAGGATTCCCCATGCGAAACATGCTTGCAGTGCTCCTGCTCGCTGCGACTGTATCACTGCTCCACGGCCAAGAATACTGGTCAGTAGTTCCTGCTCCAACGCAGGCGCCAACTGTCTACGATGCCCGTTACAACGCTGTAAGCGACTATTGGAAAGACCCAAACAAGAGGCCAACACCAGCGGGAACGATCCGCATCAGCAATGCGATTGTCGATAGCGAGGGAAGGATAGGAGCATGGTCACAGTCGGTAGAACTGACCGTAAAGCGCGGGTGGAGCCTGTGGGGTGGTGCATGGAATCAGCCGGTCATCGAGGACGCGAGCGGCATTGCATGGCGGATGGAGATTATCGCCATCGACCCCGCAGACGATTGGCAGTACAACCCTTGGAAGGCTGGGAAGCAGATTTACCTTCGCACTGACCTTGCCTACCGTGAGAATGCGTTGTCGCCTGTGTCATCGCATGATCCGTATGTGCAACTGCTTCAAGAAGATTACTTTGGGTACTATGCAATCGACAAGTTCCCCAGTGGTGGAACCTACCAAACGGTCAGTCCTGCACCGGTAGTTGTCGTCAGCAATATCCCGGTGAAGACTTACCAGCTGGCATACTGCCGCGTCACTGAGACCGGCGAGACGGCATTGTCTCCAGCGTACACGTTCAGCCCGCAAGCACCACCAGCGGGAACAATACCAGCAGAATGGAGTGCATTGACTTGTCGCCTGACGGAGTATCACCCACAAGGAACGATTGGGCTGCACTTCTACCGGCGTGAATTGCTCACGCCAGCGACCGAGACGGAAGCGGCAACGTGGGGCGATTGGAAGCGTCTGCCCGATGTGGATTGCTATGGAACACCATCGACTCCAGATGACTGGCTGCATCCGATTTGGCGGCGTGTCATCAAGCTGAAACGGTACGTTGATGATGCCCCTGTCCATGCTCCTGTGGCTTCTCCTCAAAGCAGGTTGACGAAGCTACATCGTTTGCTTCGCGGCGATCCCGTCAAAGATAAAGACGTGTTGTTTGCGTATCTTCGCAAGCCCGATATTGTCACACCTGTGACAGTGGCAGCGATGATCGAAGGTGTATCCGTGCAGGTGCCAACAGGGCAAGTCACCGTGAAGGAACAGTACGACCCGGTCTACGTCAATAGCGATCCCGTCACCGGCAAGCCGATCAGCATGAAGCAGGTCTACAACGGTGATGTGATTGTCAACCCAAAGGAACGCTTCACGGCGACATGCCCAGTTATTGACGAATGGGGTAACAACGATCAAGGAACAACTGGAAGCCCACCTGAGCAGAAGTTTGGCCGACGCATTCGAGCCAGCGACAATGGGGAATGGTTCATCGATCAGCAGCCCAGTCAAGGCGGGCACAAGTCGTGGCCGGCAGTGTTGATCCATAACCAGTACAGCCGATGGTCTGGCGTAAATGTCAAAGCCGTTGGCGGCGATGGTATCGTCTACTCTGACTACTCCGGTGGCCAAGCGTTTGGCAACCAGTTCCGTGAGTGTAAAGTCAATGCGCCGATGACAGCAGGAGGAAGAGTAACAGTAGGTGTACGCATTGACCACGATTGCGCTCCAAGTCATCACCCGTCAGAGCAGTTATTCAGTGATTGCACGATCAACGCTGGCATAGCCCTGATGCTTGGCGGCAATCAGGCTGCCAACATCCGCTTTGATCGACTCCACGCTAACAGCACTTCGCCAGACTCAAGAGGAAGCGTTTTCTATATCGTCAACCCCAACCCGATCAGGATGATCGGAGGTATCTACACCGATGCTTACATCGATTCGCAGATGCTTCTGACTGGCAGACGTGGCGTGATATTCCGCTGTGCAGGCTACTACGCTAACCTTCAAATCTCGGACATTTGGGTAGATGCCGGGTTTGTCCGATTCATTGAAACCAACGGAGTAGGCACGACGCTTGACCTGACAGGCGGCAAGCTGAACGTGCGTGGCGCCAAGCCAGTGCTGGGCTTGTTCTCTGGCGTGATACCCTACAAGACGACTTGGAGCATCACCGGCGTTCAGACGCAGTACGACCAGCAGACACAGCCAGCCCGCGTTATCAGCCACAATTATCGATCAGCGGAGCTACTCTACCAGCGAACCGGGCTTGATACGATGGTGTTGAAGGAGCCAAATCAAGACGTTGCTACCACGATGTTACGGAGGTTCACCCGTGACAATCCGAATCAGCAGCTTTCACCACGAGATGAGCCGGGCTACCGAATGACAATCAACGTCGTCGATAGGCCATACACCACGATCTACAACAATCTGACTACGGGTAAGAAGGTCACAATGGAAGATGTCCAGCCATAGCACCTTCGCAGCCAGTGCTTCCGTGGGGGAATCCGTAAACAACATCGCCAGATGTTTCAGAAAGAGATGTGATGCCAGAATTTCAGATTGCCAATGAAGTATACAAGGTACTGGGTATCGGTGGACTAGCGGCCTTGGTAGTCTACGTCACTGTTCGCTATCTGCTGCTGTGGGTGCGCAAGGCCCAAGAGGAGATGGTGGCAACTATCCGGGCGATGCAGGACAACTTTGACAAGCGGTATGATGCAGCTCAAACGCTATGGCTGGCGAAGCTAGATCAAATGAGCCTTCGGTGGGAAACACGATACGAATCCATCGAGAAGGAAGTTCGTTCGCTTGGCGACAAGATGGATGAGTGGGGTGATAAGTGAATTGCAAAGTACAAACGCTCTGTCAGCAACAGTCCCATAAGCTTGACCAGCTCTTTTGGCGAATCACTGCAACGGTGATCGCGTGTATGGCGTTCGTAGCGTTCATCGTGTTTCTGGCGTTGTAGTCCAAGATACCGAATGGAACTCGCCCACGAACTACTCTACACCCTTTGCCTGGTGCTAGACATGCTAGCCACGTTTCAAGCGATGGTTGCTGCACACTTCAAATTGGCCATGATTGGCCTGTTTGCTTTCGTGTGCGTGGTGTTGCTGGGTTGTGCGGTTTATTTCTCAGAGGAGAAGAGGAAGTGAACAGTTTTCTACTCGCCTTGATGCTGCTGTTTCCGGTGGCGCAACCACCTACTAATCCCCAAGCGATTCATGTTGGTGGCAACTATTCCTCAGTGGATATTGCCAAAGCTCAAGCAATCATTGCAGCTACTCAGCCCAAAGAGTTGAAGCTGAAGGTTGGCGAGTTCGAGATTATTGAGCCAAGCAAAGATGCGAAGCCGCTCCAGTTCCAATACCTCACGAACAACTGCTATCGCCTCTATCAGGTGCAGCCCGGCGAAACCCTGGTGATGGTCGGTGTTCGCCGAGGTGATACCGAACGCCGACTGCACCGCTTTGAAGCCAAGCCCTATCGTTGGGCAGTGATCGAAGCAGTGCTGCAAGGTTCTGAGGTGGTGGTGGTGAATCGCAATGGTGCGATTGCTGACAAAGATCCACCAGAGGAAGTTGAGCGGGTGTTGGTGTTGGTGGGGGAGCCGAAGCCAGAGCCGCCACCAAAACCTGTTGATCCTCCAGTTGAGGATGCGCTGCTCAAAGCGTTTCGTGAGGCTGCACAGAAGGATGCTGCAGCAGGCAAAGCGGACAAGCGATGGATTCTACCACTGGCTGGAGTGTACAAGTCAACATCACTGGATTCGCTCGAATCTCTCAAAACTATCAGCGATCTGGACTCGCGGTTGAATGCCATGCGAGTGGCTGCTGACATTCCAGAACCTGCAACTCAGTTCTTCAACCTTCGTATGGCAATTCGCATTGAGTTGCTGTCTCGCCTTGGCGTTAGCGATGTGGATTCAGCCAAGGAACTCACTCCTGGCACGCGACGACTGGCGAAGCTAGCGATGGGGCAGATCAGCACAGCATTGGAGGTATTAGCCAAGTGAGTGATTTCATTCCAGCATTTGGGCGATGGGAAGATCGAGAACATACTGAAGCCTACTTTGCTTCCATGCCTCAGGTTCGACAGGCGGGAGCGGCAATCCTTGCTGCAGACGATGATGCAGATGTTGATTTGTGCGACATCTACAAGGAAGTGACTGGGCTTGAGTGGGACGATACAGACCAGAACCCCAACGGCACATGCGTAGGGCACGGCCCCAAGAAGGCCGCTACGATGGAGATTGCCTGCGAAGCTAAGGCAGGCATTGTCAGTTGGCCTGGTGCTGACGTAGCTATTGAGCCTGTCTACGGCTTCATGCGTTACGAAATCGGTGCCAAGAAGCATGGCAGCAACCTGAATCGTGGCGGCGATGGGGGCGTAGGCTCGTGGGCTGCAGAGGCGTTGACCGAGCTTGGCTTCCTCCTGATGAAGGCATACGGCAGCATCGACTTCACCAACTATGACAAGCAGCGAGTGCTTCAGTATGGGCGCAATGGCGTTCCTGATGAACTGGAGTCAGTGGCCAAAGAGACAACCATCAAACAGGCGGTGCTGATCGAAGACGAGCAGCAAGCCTGGGCAATGATTGGGCAGCTACGCCCGTTGGTGCATTGCTCCAATCAAGGCTTCAGCATGCGTCGCAATAGCGATGGCACCTGCGATGCGAACGATTCATGGGCACACTGTGCGATGTGGGATGGGCGGTTCACGCTGCCCAATGGAACGAAGGTGCTTCGCTACGGCAATAGTTGGAACGGTGGCAGGCATCGAGGCGGATACCTTGGAAGCCCAATCACCGTCCAAGGAAAGAACGGGCCAATCAAATTAAGCGGGTGCCAATTCCTGGTGCCACTTCGAGTGGTTGGCAGCATGTGTCGCAGTGGCCGAGAAACTTACGCCTTCGTGGGCGTTGACGGACTCAAACCACGACGACCGCTATTTTTGATCTAGGAGAGACTATGGAAGACAGCATTCAGATTTCTGGCGGGCTGGCGGATTACTTCAAGGTTGATTTCGATCACAAGAAGTTCCTCTCGCACCCAAAGACCAAAGAAGGATTGCATAACCTGGCTGACGCTGCCAAGGATTCTGCAACGGCTCCGTTCAATGTCGACGATCGAATCATTGATGCAACGATTGCTGCAATCGATGCAGTTCTCGACAACTACAAGGCACAGCCTGCAGGCCCACTGGTGGTTGGTGCTTCTGGCGAGCCAGTCGTCACGCTGAAGCGATACCGCACGAAAGAAGAAGCCGAGAAGCTCCTGCGAGAAAATGGCATCACCAAGTTCTCGCCGTTCATTCTATTGTTGGTGCAGTTGCTCCCAACTCTCCTACAGGTGCTTGAGTACATCAAGAACCTGAAGTAAATCTGCAAGTCGCAACTTCAATTGCAGTTGCGACTTTCAAACGCTTCTTTTCTCTAGGAGGACTTCGCATGGATCGATGCAAGATTCAATGGGCTTCGTAGAGAGGAGGTCGATCAGATCTCGCTTCGCCACGGTGCATGCAGGCCGTGGCGTTGTGCGTTAGTCCTAGTTAGCATGACCATCACATTCGCATTCGTTGCTCTACTCCTCTCCCACGAAATCATCGACGCGCGAGAACTTCGCGTTTGGCCAGATGACCTTCCTGCCAGGATCAAGCTATGCTCCACGCTCCCGCACATGGAGTATGTGCATCTGTTCCCAATCTCCCGAGCGCATATCAGCGAAATGCTCCTACTGAATCGAGCGAACCGCCGATGGTTGGAAACAATGCGAGAACTGCATGGCGAGCGGTTTAGCCTTGATTTGCAGGTCAATAAAGAACTGTACGACATCTACGATTTGCTTCGGGATGCGATGTGCGATTACTACTATGTCCACGTTCGTCGCCAGGCGTTGGGCAAGCTACTGGAGAAGATCGGCTACGAGGACTTCATGGCGGGGAGGTTGCCGCCTTGTATTTGGCGGTAGGTGTCCAAGATAAGTATGAGTCTGTTCGCCGATGTCATTGCTGATTACCGCACAGTCGAGGGGCTTCTCTCGGCGACGTACATCTCCAAGACTTCCAGTGGCTCAACGAACTACTCATTGACCGATGTGTTCTCGTCCAATCCGCGCACGAAAGCGATGGCAGAGCCTGCGGTCAAAGGGGCGTTGATTGAGAGTAACGACTTTCGATTCGTGTTGGCTGATCTGGCTGCAACTCCCAAGGCTGGCGATGAAATCACTGTTGGCAGCGTGACGTTTGAAGTCAACGAAGTTGAGAGACGCAGGCCAGTTGATGCCAGCGGGAATTATGCGTTCTGGTATGTCAAGGCGGCGCGGGCGTTTGTGGATACGAGCTGGAGCGTTTCAATTGATGTGCAGCGGGCTACGCTGAGTGTCAATGCTGCTGGAGCCGAAGTCGAGACGTTTGCAGATGTGCTGACCAATGTGGCTGCGATCCTAGTTTACAACGATGACGCAGCAGATATGCAACCTCGATTGTCCATCCGTGGCGATAAGCAGTCTGTGAATTTCTATGTTGCTCAAACTGTGTCTGTGAATCCAATGGATCGCATTGAGTACGGTTCAAGGTTCTATCGCATCACCAGTATTCAAGATGAAGGCAAACTTTCACGGCTAAAAAGATTGATCGCTGAGATTTATCCATAGTGCCCAATTCCATCGACCACGAAATCGCAACCATCATCTACACTGCTTGTGGTGCAAGTGGTTCTTTTGCCACTGAATGCCCTGGCGGTATCCGATGGAATCTGCACAAGCAGCCACCTGATGGTTCGGCGATCTCTGAGCCATACGCAGTGTTCCTAATCCATCCTTCGGCTGAGCCGATTCTGTCAACGGGTGGAGCCACTGTCGTGCGAAGGCTGATTGAATTTCGCGTAACGGGGAACGAAGGCTTGGCTGCTGCTGCCTGTGGCAGGTTGCGGTCTATCTTCCATACGCAGACGCTAACGAATCCAACTGGTGGAACTTTTCTTGCTTGCCTGGAAGCTCCTGGTGGCGAATCGACTATCCCCATGTGGGCTAGAGACAGTTTGATGAAGTGGCAAGCGGAATGGTTTTGTGAAATTTGGTGTCAGTTTTGATAGGGGAATGCAGTGGCGTTCAAGCAAGGATATAACTTAGGGGCAGCCTGGCGTCTTGATGGTGCCGGGGCCGATACAACTTTGGCTATTCGTGGGTATGATGCAGAAGCAAAGTGCGACATGCTGGAGACTACCAACTCTGGCAGTGGCGGCATCGAGGCGTACTACGCGGGTATCTTTCGAGACAGCGGCAAGGTTGAGTTTCTGGTAGATATTGCAGCCTATCCGTGGGGAACCATCGGGATTCAGGCTGGCGCGAAAGGTACGCTGCGCCTTGGAATGGGCGGAACAACTGGCGAACTGAAGCATGTCATCATCGAAAGCGTCACGAAGAAGAGCACAGTAAACGGAATGCTTGAAGGTGAGTTCGCTTACCGACTTGATTCCACATCTGACGCACAGGCTGCTTCGCCTGCTGCTCCATACCAGGCTGCTGCATAATGGACCCTATCGCTAAGGAAGCAACGATTAAATTGAACGGCAAGGATTATCGCCTTGCCAAAGCTACAGTCAACCGACTGGATGAGTTTGTGGATTGGTGTAAAACCAAACTGCCGAACCCCATCAAGGCTGCTGGCGAGTGCATTGCCAGCTTCCCCAAGGAGTATCAAGATCTCTTGGTGCGGGTGGCTGTTTCAGAAGGCACTTCCCCGCTGACGATCAGTTCACCACGGGTGCAAGCACTCGCAGCTTCACCCGATGGCATGGTGAGGATGTTCCACATTCTTCTGAAGCCTAATCATCCCGAGGTGACACTGGATGACTTGTCCGCTTGGATCAAGGATGCCGACGCTGGCGAATTGCAAGCTGCATTCTCTAAGGTGTCAGCTACTAAGCCTGAGGCCCAACAAGGCCCCCCAGGGTAGGCCAGTCAGAAAACGAGGCTGACTGGCGACAAGTGGTGCAAAACCTTGCTCGAGAGTATCACTATACTCCCGAGCAAATTGGCGAACTTACCTTAGGGGAAATCGCTGCACTGCTTGAAGACGACAAAGGAAAGTCAACACTCTCTGACGCAGACATCGATGCACATGGAGCATGGTGGGGGAAGTTGGCCGCTGAAGAAAAATTGAATCTTGCTGAACGTGGGTGGTAAATGAATCCGATGCAGATTGTGGCCAATGCATTAGCGGGGATCGCTAACCCCGCATTGGCTGCTGCCGTTGCAATGAATCACATCCCTACGCCTGCTCAACAGATGGCGCAATCGCTGAACGCTCTTCGTGCTTCCATGATGATGGGGCTGCAGAGTATTCAGCGATTTACTGCGTCCATTTTGAGCATGGCTAAGGCTGGGCTGGAAGGTACGGTTGAAGGTTATCGGCTTTCATTCGCTTGGCTTCTGCTCTCGAAACAGATCGCCGCAATTTTTATCCCAGTAGTGAACCTGGCGACGAGTGCAATCATTGGTCTGCGAAACATCATGGCTTCGTTCAGCGGCACGACACAGAACATGGCGTTAGTTGTTGGCGGGCTAGCCGGGGCATTCCTGCCATTTCTTGGAGCACTGTCGCAAGTGCTTCCGCTGATCGGGACCATTACTAAGCTGTTTTCGCCATTCAGGGTGATAATGCTGCTGCTGGCATCGGCAGCAACTGCCTTTCTCTCTTCTGCTCAAGGTGCGCCTCTACTGGCTGCTCTTGGCAAAGCTCTTGATGCAGTCATGAACCTGTTTGGTTCACTGGCTTCGCTTTTTGGTGATGTAATCACTGTAGCAGTAGAGCTGCTGGTTGGCGTGCTGATGCTGCTTGAGCCATTTATCACACTGGTAGTCAAAGGGCTAACGCTGTTGGCTAATGGGCTGAAGTGGGTGTTTGACAAGATTCGTTCGTTCCTTGCCTGGCTGGGATTTGGAGCAAAGGAACTTGATAAGGGTGCTGCTCCCCGACGCGATGTAACTCCTGCCAAGTTTAGCTTTGAGGGTATTGGGGATGCGATGGAACGTATTACGCTGGCTGCAAACAAGACTGCATTGCTTGACATTCCTCGCAAGCAGCTAGAAGAGCAAGAGAAGGCCAACAAGAGCCTTGAGGGGCTGCGACAAGACGTGCAAAAGATCCAGCCTGCAGTGGTGCGTTAGTTTTTCTTTGGTTTTGGTACGTACTTCTCGATGGTGATGTCATCGAGAATGATCTTGGCAGGCACCGATGAATCAAGCGAGGCTAGTTTGCATTCCGTTATCAATGCCTTCACTACAACCAAGTCGCCACGTTTTAACTTTTTCGACCACTCGCCGGAATGATTTAGTTTCGTTGGCTTCCCTTTGTCCTGAAGGATTATTGTCTTGGTTTCTTGAAGGTGAATGCCATCAGAAGTAACGGACTGCACAAGTAGTGGCCATTCAACGTGCAAACCAGAATAAGAACCTGCAACCGATTGAATAGCTTTGATGCGAGATTCCTTGTCAATGTGATTGCCTGACTCGGCAGCGATCTTGTGAATAGTGATTGCCATGCGATTCAGCATGGCTAAGTGCTCAACAGTTTCCTTTGGATCAGTTGTCGAAAAGTGTGGCTCATGTGGTTTGGATGATTGGGAAATCAACAAAGTAATGAAAGCTAAATAGTACATGGCAGTCCCTATAACAAGAAAAAATCTAGTCACCGCAGACGCGATGAACGGGCCGATTCCTTACGTGGAATTGTACGCCCCACAGGAGCAGTGGCAAGAAAATGATAGTTGGGCAGTTCGCCGGGTAGCCTGCTCCTACAAGTATCGCCAACAGTTTGTTCAGAACATGCTTGGCGCCACGGTCACAAATGGTACGCGATCCAGTGGCCTAACTCGCATCGTTCCAGCCTCTATGCTCTCTGGTTTCGCTGCTGAGTACAACGCTCCATATGGAGTAACTAGTGGCACAGAGTACAACGACGAAATCAAAGCGGCTTATACGAAGTGGTGGGCCACTTCAGCCAAGTTTGTCGAGCCAAAGGGCGTCCCGATGCAGGGGCAAACTGCTGGCGAGTTGGTGTATGCGAACAAGCCATACACACAAATGAACCTGAATGGTTCAACCGCAGACTACGATTCTGTATCTGGCGATCTCAAGGGTACACTAACAAACTGGGATTCATCAAGTGCTGGGCATGGCATTGGCGATGCGATCTATGACATCACCTACAGACCAATGCCCTTTGACATCCTGAGTGATGCTGTCGTCGATGCTCTTGATGCTCCACTCAATACCTGTGAACTGTCTCGGTATGTTCAGAGATTTTACCAGTTTGGCGCAAGGGTCTTGGCTGCTCCAGCGGGAACAACTCATTGGAAGGATTACCTGCAAGCGGGGATCGCTGACGCACCGATTCCTGAAGGTGCTGCACTCAAAACGTTGCCCTACGGCACATGGCAGTACAAGTGGTGGTACGTCCCAACAATCCCTTGGGCTAACATTTGGGCTTGCTATGGAAAGGTGAATGCGGCGGAGTCTGGCGCAAACGCCCCTGATGGACGGTTCGATTACATACCATCCGTTGGCGGAGCGTCATGGGTGAACGGTAAGCAGCAGGGATGGCTTCCTGGTTCGCTGCTATTCGAGGGGGTCAGTGGAGTCGAGCAAGTAACCACAGCATCGGGCCAAAAGTTATGGAATTTAACTTTCGCTTTCCGCTACCTACCCGGTAATAACGGCGCCACGCAAGACACACATAACAAGATATTTCGCTTTGTTGACGACGACTATTACGAGATCGTGACCAACTACACACCTGGCAAGCCATCAGCTCAGTGGAAGAAACTCTATCAGAGTGCGACGTTTTCAAATCTGTTCAAGTTGAGTTTATTCGCCTAATGATCCCTTCCCCCTTCGCCCCTGTCCAACACGGAAAGCAACTCAGCCTCTCGCAGATCGAGCGAATGGGCCAGGCGTTGCAGATTGCCTACGGCAACACTGGCATGGGCAATCTGCAGTATGAAACGGGTGGCACGGGCCAGCGGCTGATTGACCAAACCCCCAAGCGTCTGCTTGCCATTATCACGGGCGAAGGTGGTAGCGGTTCTGGTGGCAGTGGCAGCGGAACGCCCATCTCAGCGAACGACCAGTACAACGCCTACTCTGCGGTTGAAGGTGTTTGGACGGTTGTCAACGACGACTTCGATGTGGTGCCACGTCGCAATGGCGTAATCTTCTCGCTCGACTCATTGCCACTTATTGAGGCTAACGGCGTCGAAGACGTGCCCGTTGGAGCAGTGGTTGAGGCAATCCCTGCGACTGCATTGGGCTATGCGTTTTACTACTTCTTTTGGGGGGGTGAGGTTGGTGGGTCTGGTAGTGGCGGCGGCATGACGGTCACCTGCTCCGATGGAACCAGATACAACGTGTCGATTAACGGCAACTCGATTGTGGTGAGCTAGTCCAAGAAAATAAGGGAGGAAGACAATGAGTAAATCAAACACGACCGAAGTGGACACACTGGCAGCAAACCTCAAGGGCACTGACCCTTCGTGGCGAGCGAACGCTAATCGTTACGTTGCATTGCACACTGCTGACCCAGGCGAAGCAGGCACGGCAGTCACCAGCGAATCGGCTTACGGAAGCTATGCCCGTGTTGCCGTTCCGAATGCTGACTGGTCTGGCACGAATCCACTGAGCAACACGAATCTGTTGCAGTTTCCGGCTTGCACATCAGGCAGTGAAACCATCACACACGTCTCGATTGTCACCACGGCAAGCGGGGCTGGACAGATTCTGTACAGCGGTGCGTTGAATGCATCTCGGTCAGTTTCGAGTGGAATTCAGCCTCAGTTTGCTGCTGCTGCGTTGACCGTAGCTGAGGATTAGCCATGTACTACTGCTCTGCCTGCAAACGCCCTGCGGTGGTGACTGATGCTGGCGTAGTTCGATCCTGCCAGTGCGACAGCGTGGTGATTGCCGACTGCTCTGCTGATCTCCAAGGGGAAGGTGGGATGAAGACCTGATGGCTGGATTCCGAAACTACACCGAGTTTGTGAATGCACTGGCCAATAATGGTCAGGTGCATTCCTGCACGTTCCGTAAGGTGCCGTCACAGACTTCGACGGCGAACATATGGGCTGACCTTTCGATGGCTGCGGGCAATCCACCTCCGAACTATTACGTTGGTTCCGAGCTGGCTGCAACGGTCTTCGAGGGGCATCGTGGCATCTTTCACGGCTACGACAAGTCGCCCGCATACAAGTATCTCGTTGAGCTTGGATTGACTTCACCGACGGCAGGATTTGTTGGACAGTACAAGTTGCTCGACTATGTGATGTTCTATCCGTTTGTGGATATGGATTCGGCTGATGAGCAGGTGATGGATAACACTGTCACGTTGCCACGGTATACCGATGGTGCAGGCTTGCAGGTGATGGCGGTTGCCGTTACTCCGTCAGTGGGGAGCGGGACATTCACGTTCAATTATTACAACCAAGACGGCGTACTGAAAACATCACCCACGCAGACATGCAACACAGCAGCGGTGAACATTGCGAGCCTCATCACCAGTCAGTCCGCAGTGGTGGTGAATCACGGGCCGTTCTTGCGATTGGCAGATGGCGATACGGGCGTTCGCTCGATTGCCAGCTTGACTAATGCCACCCTGAATGGCGGCTTAATTGCGTTAGTGCTGGTAAAGCCTATTTGCGATTCGGTTATCAGAGAAGTGAATACAACGCGGGAACTATGTTTCCCACAATTCAACGCAGCTCCTCAACGCATCGTTGATGGGGCTTACCTCAATTTGATCGTACTGCCTGCGGCAACTATTGCAGCGGGGCAATTGCTCGGTCAAGCGAAATTCATCTGGAACTAAGGGGATAACATGGGCTTCAGCAGCGACGACGATCTCTTGAACGAGATGACCACGAATGGCAAGATAAACAAGCAGACGTGGAGCAAGACCACGGCACCAGTGCATACCGCTGGTGGCTGGCACATGCTCAACGGGTTGAACGGATACCCTAATGCCGGCACCTACCCAGGTACTGACTTGCTCTGGCAATCATGCTGGGAGACGAGCGGCGATGGTACTGTCGTTGTCGGGCCTCAGCATGGGGGCGTAGTCACTCCTGACACCAAACACCTCATCAACATCGGTGCTAGTATCGTGGCTGCGGCTGGGGCACCGTGGCAGGCCAAGCTCGTTGACTTGCAAGGCTACTATCGACTCAGCACTACCAACGTGACTGGCACTGGTAGTCGAACGCTCATCAACTCCAACACGTTCACAGCATCTTCTTCCAGCGGATTGCTACTGACCTACACGAACGATTTCAACACGTTCACGAAGGTACGTTTCACTACGACGACCACGCTGCCTACTGGGTTGGCGATCAACACAGACTATTATCTTGTTCGAGTATCAGCGACGACGGCACGAGTAGCAACCTCGCTGGCGAACGCTATCGCTGGCACCGTGGTAGCCTTTACCGATGCAGGGACTGGAACGCATACCCTGCGAATCCAGACAAGAGCCGATCAGGGTATCGGTTGCGAAGCCTGCTTCGTGGCACAGACGCAGCCAACCGCGGGCGGGCCGAATCTGACAGCGTCGGCTTACGATGCACCTGGCACCTACGACGGATCAGGTACGAGGGCATTTCAAGGCACGCCGAGTATGGGTGCTACTGCTGATGCCTACGCTACCCGCGTTCTGCACAGTGGCAATGCCACTGGCCGATATGGGCCATTTCTGCCAAGGCAAGGTGCAGATACCGGCATCGCTCGAATCAACTCGTTTACTTGGTCGGCAGGCACAGCCTATACCGGTTCAGGCGTGGTTGCTTTAGCCATCGTCAAGCCGATTGCTGACATCATTATTCCGGCAACGGGTGTGTGGTCAGAACGCGACCTTCGCAACCAGCTTCCAAGCCTTCCCAAGATTGATGACGGGGCATGTCTGGCGTGGATGCTCTTTGGGGTTGGTGCTACCACGACGGCAAGCCCATTCACAGCGACGACAGACTTCGTTTGGGGCTAAAATTATGCTGGTCGGCAATGGAATAAGACTGATCAGTTCACCTGGGCGTTTCAACGTCGGTGGCACTACTCCGTACTCTGCTGAACGAGCTGCCAGTGATCCATATGGAGCACGCAAGAACTTCTTCATTGGCCAGCATTCCAGCCTGTCTACTCGTATCAATGGTAGCCAGCCTTCCGGCGTAGGGCATCCGTACTGCTGGCTGTGGGCACCGAAGGCAGGAGGTTTGGCAAGCCGAAACATCATCGAAGGCACATCAACACTCACCGCTGACATCTACCTTGGCAAAGACTTGTCCGCCAGCTTGACTGGTGATGGATCAATCACCACTGCTGACCTTGCCCTATCTACTGGGCTGTCTGCTGACCTGGCTGGCGTTGGTACGATCAGTTCTGGGGACATGGTGGGCACGGTGCAGTGTGCTGCTGACCTCACTGGCACGGGCACAATCAGTTCTGCTCCGCTTGATATGCTGGCTGGTCTGTCGGCGGCATTGTCTGGTAGTGGCACGATCACGTCGGACGCAACGGGAATTGCTGAACTGTCTGCCGACCTCACAGTAACGGCTAGCGTTGATTTCCCCACAGCCGATCAGATTGCACAAACGGTGATGGAGCAGACTATCGAAGCTGGGTACGACTTGCGCGACGTGATAGCACTGCTGGCTGCCCGCGATTTGGGAGCGTGTGCAGGTGGGCCGACGACACCGGCATGGAAGGGATTAGATGGCAGCACTACCCGCGTTACAGGAACCGTAGACAGTAGTGGAAACCGCAGTGGCATTACCCTGACACCGGGGTAGACCAATGTGGGATGGAACATGGTTTGGAGCGTGGGACGGGGTTTGGTTCGGCACGACCGAAGTGGGTGGAGGCGG